TTGATAATGATGTATTAGTAGAAAGTAATTATCAAAATAAAATATTAGAAGAATTAAAATTAAAAAAACCTAATTGGAGAACAATTAGACAAATAGTAGCAGATTCTAATGTAAAGGATTTTGAAGGATTATATAGATTTTTGTATGATAATTCATCTGAATATGCATCTGGAAAAGAAGGTATGATTGCATTTTATATAAATGAATATTCATATCAATCAAACTTTAGAATAGATAAAGAAGTCAATTGTATGGCTTTAATATCTCAAATTATTAAAACAATTAAACCACAAATATTAAAATAATTAATTATGCAAAACGGACAACAACCCAACATCGATTTAACAACTACAACATCTATTGAAACTGAAGATGGAAGTAAAATTTGGCAACAAGGAGCTTTATTACGTAAAGTTTCTAAATTTGTAACAGGAACTGATTCAGACGCTATTATGCCTATCCCAGTATTTTATGATCCTAAAACTAATAAAATTTTAGAAGATTCAATGCCTAAAGAATTAAGAGAGGAATATAAAGATGTCCTTGTTAAAGCCTAAAAATATATTTGAATGGCTAAATGAACTAACTGATAAAAAATCTAGTTTAGATAGTTTTGAAGAAAATGCTTGGGAGAATTTTAATGCTTATATGGTACATAGATTTGTATCCATGTATCAAGGTTATATAGAAATTGCTAATTTAGCACAAAAATTTTCACCAACAGATAAAAAAGGAATTTACAATTTTTATTGTGAAATGCTTCCTAGAAAAAAAATGTTTTTAAGATATATTAAATCAAAAACAAAACAAAATATAAAAGAAATATTAGAACCTATGGTAAAATATTTTGAATGTAGTTTTGTAGAAGCTAATGAATATGTAAATCTTTTAAGTAGGGAGGATATTAAAGAAATTCTCATTAAATTAGGTATAAATGATAAAGAAATTAAAAAATTAATTAAAAAATTATAAAATGGCACAATATAAATTAATAACAGCTCTTAAAACTCAAGCAGAAGCTGATAAAGCAAAAGCATTAATGGCATTAGAATTATTAACTGAAATGGCAGTAGGAATAGGAGACCATACTTCAGATGATTTTCTTAAAGATGCTACAAAAAGTTTAAAATTATTAGCATCAGCTGAAGAGAGATTAGAAACTATAGAAAAGTATTATGGAAAAAATGAGTAAGGGAGAAATAGTAGAATTATTCGAAACTGAGTACCCAGAATTATCTGAGGAATATAAAAAGATAGGATTGGAGATGTATACTATGTTTGCTGCTAAACATATGGATTATGGTTTAAATAACATAGCTTTAGGAGGAGATATTTTACATGATAAGAATGATAAAAAATTCTCATTAACTGGTTTAGCTATTAGATTAACTGATAAAATTAGTAGATTAAAAAATTTACTATTAAATGGTAGAGCATTTGTTAAAGGTGAAGGGATGGAAGATACTTTTATGGATATAGCTAATTATGGCATTATTGGTTTGCTAGTAGGACGTAACAAATGGAAAAAATAATGCCTTGGCTAAAAGAATACCACCTATTGTAAAAATAATAAGAAATCATAAACCTGAACCTATTAATTTTGGCTTTCAGAAAAATATTTCTTATTCACAATTATCTATGTTTAGAAGTTGTCCTAAAAAGTGGGCACTTCACTACAAAGAGGGTCATAAAAAACAATCACCAAGTATTCATATGGTATTTGGAACTGCTTTTCATGAAGTTATGCAACATTATTTAGATGTAATGTATGATAAAAGTGGTGCCGCAGCAGATAGAGAAAATATTAAAGAATTATTAGAAGATAAAATACGAGAAGAATATTTAATTCAATATAAAAAAAATAATAATCAACACTTTAGTTCATCTGAAGAAATAAGAGAGTTTTTTGAGGATGGGGTAAAGATTTTAGAATATTTTAAAAAGAATAAAGGTAGTTATTTTAAAACAAAAGGGTGGTTTTTAGTGGGTTGTGAAATACCTATATCTGTTATACCTAATAATGCATATAAAAACGTTATATACAATGGCTTTTTAGATGTTGTAATGTACCACGAACCTACAGATACATTTCAAATAATCGATATAAAAACTAGTACTAAAGGTTGGAACTCATATGCTAAAAAAGATGAAGAAAAATTAATCCAATTAATATTATATAAAAAATATTTTGCAGAACAGTTTGGATTAGCAGAAGAAAGTATTGATATTGAATATATAATTGCTAAGAGAAAGGTTCCAGAAGATGCTGAATTTGCAAGAATGAAACAAAGGATACAAAACTTCCAACCTCCCTCTAAACCAGAACATATTAAAAAAGCAACTAAAAAATTAAAAGATTTTATCAATGAAGCATTTGACTATAACGGATACAAAGAAACACTTCACATTCCACGACCATCAAAGTGGAACTGTCATTTCTGTGCATTTAAGGAGGATGACAAACTATGTAATGTCCTTGGTAAGAACTTATAATCCGCATATACGTATAGACAAATATAAACCAATAACAAAAACTATGGCTGATAAAAAAAACATGACACTAACAAGTGTAAAAGTAAAAAGTAATTTATTTGAAAACTTTAAAATTGAATGTGTAAGACGTAAATTCTCATTTCAGAAATTATCTGATAGAGCTATTCATTTATATCTTACAGATGAAGATTTTAGAAGAAAAATCCACAATCACAGTAATTTAGAAATCGATAATCAAAATTAAAATTAAAAATGAAAGAAGGTTATATTAAAAAAGAAAACAGAAAAAAAATACTTCTTATAACTGATGATATTAGAGTTCATTCTGGTGTTGCCCAAATAGGAAGAGAAACTATTATAAATACTTGTCATCGTTATAATTGGGCTCAAATAGCAGGAGCTGTTGAACACCCTGAGCAAGGAAAACAAGTTATAATGGATAATGATGTAGCAAAAGAAAGTGAAGTGTTAGATGCTAGTGTTTCTTTGTATCCTGCAGCAGGATATGGAGATATAAATTTATTAAGAACAATAATAAAAAGAGAAAATCCAGACGCTATAATGTTAATAACAGATCCAAGATATTTTGCTTGGTTATTTAGTGCTGAGGATGAAATAAGAAAAAGCATCCCTATTATTTACCTTAATATTTGGGATAATTATCCTGCTCCAATGTATAATAAAGAATATTATGAATCTTGTGATGTTTTATTAGGGATATCAAAACAAACTGTTAATATTAATAAGTTAGTATTAGGAGATAAAGGTAAAGATAAAATATTTAAATATGTACCTCATGGATTAAATAATAAAATATTTGGTGTTTTAGAGAATAATGATGATGGATTAAATAAGTTTAAAACTGATTTACAATTACCAAAAGATTTAAATTTTCATTTATTATTTAATTCTAGAAATATTAGAAGAAAATGTATTCCTGATACTTTAATGGCTTGGAAAATGTTTATGGATAAGTTACCTGAAAATGAAAGAACAAAATGTATGTTAACTTTAAAAACAGAAGCTGTTTTTGAACCTGGAACAGATCTACCAGCTGTAATTGAATATTTTGGAACAAATAATGTTAGAATTTTAGATCATAAACTATCAACCCAAGAAATGAATATGTTATACAACACAGCAGATGGTGTAGTACAATTATCAAATGCTGAAGGTTGGGGGTTATCTTTAACAGAAGCAATGTTAAGTGCAACACCATTTATTGCTACTGTTACAGGTGGAATGCAAGATCAAATGCGTTTTGAAGATAAAAATGGAGATTGGATTGAATTTGATGAAAATTTCCCTTCTAACCATAATGGTACTTATAAAAAACATGGTGAATGGGCATTTCCTGTTTATCCAAAAACAAGTAGTATTGTTGGTTCACCTCCAACTCCTTATATATATGATGATCATATTGATGCTAAAGATGCATCTGAGGAAATGATGAAGTTATATAAGATGGGTAATGAGGAAAGAAAAAGAATAGGAAAATTAGGTCAAGAATGGGCTTTAGGAGATGAAGCTGGGTTTACATCTGAAAAAATGAGTAATAAAATAATTGAAGCTACAGAAGAATTATTTACAACTTGGAAACCAAGAAAAAAATATTCATTTTTAAAAGATACTGAATATAAAAAAAGAGTTATACCACATAAATTAATATATTAATATGAAAAATACATTTGTTATAAGTTGCCCAATTGACACATACAGTGGATATGGAGCAAGATCAAGAGATTTAGTTAGATCAATTATTGAATTAGATAAATATGATGTAAAAGTTATGTCACAAAGGTGGGGATCTACTCCTTTTGGTTTTATTGAAGATAACCCTGAATGGGGATTTTTATTAAATCATCTATTACCCAACAATGAGTTAAAAACTCAACCTGATATTTGGGCTCAAATTACAGTACCTAATGAATTTAGTCCTGTAGGAAAATATAATATAGGAATAACTGCAGGAATTGAAACTACATTATGTGCTGCACCTTGGATTGAAGGGATGAATAGAATGAACATAAATTTAGTTTCATCTAAACATTCTAAAGATGTATTTCTAAATTCTAAATTTGATAGAATGGATTCAAAAACTAATCAAAAAGTTGGAGAAATTAGAATAGAAAAACCTATAGAAGTATTATTAGAAGGTGCTAATTTAGATGTTTATAAACCTATAAAAGAAAAAGATATTAAAAATTTAGAGTTATTTGAAGATATTAATTCAATTCCTGAAGATTTTGCCTTTTTAGTTGTAGGACATTGGATGCAAGGTGCTTTTGGAGAAGATAGAAAAAATATAGGAGTTACATTAAAATCTTTTTATGAAACTTTTAAAAATAAAAAGAAAAAACCAGCATTAATTATTAAAACATCAGCAGTTTCTTCTTCTCATATGGATAGAAGAGAAATAATGAAAAGAATAAGTTCAATTAGAGAAGTATGTACTGGTAAATTACCCAATATATATTTACTTCATG